CGCCTGATGCCAATCAGACTGCACCTCATCAACCAACAGCGTCTTCTTGCCGTCAGTTACACGGTCGCTCATGCGCAAGTGGGCGAGTACGTTGGGTTCATCCCAATGCGATGAGCGGTATGTTTTTTCACTTGCAACCCTTCTAAGCGCATCAGCTTCTGCCTCAGCTTCATCACGCAAATTACGGGATTCTTCAAGTTTTTGCCATGCTTCCAATACCCGTGGGCTATTTGGATCAATCTCTTTTTGGTTTCTATATTGAACCGACAAGTCTGCTGTTTGCCTTCTTGCATCACCTGCTTTTATTTTCGCGGCTTCTAATGCTGCGCTGTTTTCCAACGGGGTAGTAATCACCACCTCGCGGTAGTTCTCGCCGCCGGGGAGTTGGTATTGACCAAACTTTGTAGGCTTAACGCTTAAATCTAAATACTCATCCCTCAACGCTGAAACTTGCCCATCCATATTGCCGTCTTCAGCTTTGTTGAGTATGCGCAAAGCCTCATCGTCAGGGAAGCCCTTTTCTTTCAAAAATTCAAGGAAGTTACCTTTTGCTTTGCCGCCATACACCGACTCACTCAACCCCAACTTGTTCTGCGCAATGTAGTCTTGCACTTCAGCGGCTGTGACGTTCTTCTTGTCTTTGAGCCATGTATCCAAGCCCATCGCGTTGATCTCGTCAGGGCGCACGTTCTCTTGCTTGAGCAGGTCGTTGAGGAACGCCTGACCGTTGCCTGTCTTGCGCTGCAGGTTCAATGCTGCCGCCTCAGTAGGTGAGTAGAACCCCTGCTCATTGGCGGGGGCGAGGGCGCGTGTTGGTTTGGGTGCTGACGGTTCAGCCATGTAAGCGTTGGGGGCGACCATGCCGGGCATCTTCCCGCTGCCGTACAACTCCGCTGCCATCTCTGCCGTACTCTTTGCGAATGGGGTGATAGCCTTCGCACCCGCCCCCGCCAGTTTCGTCACACCCTTGACAACTGGTGCTGCGAACTGAGCGATGTCAAGCACCCGTGGGTCGAGCAACGGTTGTGTGCCGTTACTCAGATTCTTCCAATTCTTGTCAATGACACCGCGCACAGGATTGTCCTCGTCTGTTTCGCGTACCGTGCCTGTGTAATCTTGCATCGCCGTACCTGCGCCCTTGAGCGGGTCAGCTAAAAGCATATTGGCTATAAAGTGTTGGCGCGGATGGGTTTCGGCAAGAGGTTCAATCGCCTCGCTGATAAAGTGACCCGCCTTGTCCATGTACCCGCCGAATGTACCGATAAGGTCTTGTATTGGGCTGCGCGGCGTGGCTTGCATCACAGGGCTGTTGGCAAGTTCATAACGCATCTGATCTTGCGATGCTTGACCCCCATCCTCAAAGCGTTGTACCTGACCGCCGTTCGCCATGTGCTGCGGGATCATGCCGATATCTTTGCGGTAGTCGTAGAACGATTTGACACCCATGTCACCCTGAACTGGTGTCTGCACCTGACCGCCTAGCGAATCAGTGAAGATGCCGCCGCCCTGCGCCCAACCCTTTGGCATTGGGTCGCCCGGTCGAACGCCTTCAGGCGTGATGCCTTTTTCAATCCATGCGGGGGCGGCTAACATTGCCTCGTTGATGTCCTTGTATTGCTTGGGCGCACCCATCTCTTGATCGTGAGGATTAAAAATTGATACTTCAGGTTTGTCGCCGCCGTGATAAAGCGTAGCTGTCCAACCGTTCTTTAATGGGGCAACCATCATGTCATCTGTTTGCGCTGTCCATTGCAACGCTTCAGGGGGGCGCATAACGGGGGGGAATTCGCCATGCAGTTTGGGCATCATTGCATTGACGGCAGGCTTGGCAAGCTTCTTCATCGTACCGCCTCCTGCCATGCGTTGCGGCTGATTCATCAGCGCGTACTTGGCTAGGTCAAGATCAAGCAATCGCGCAGCCTGTGGGTCTTTGACGGTGTTCTTGATCGCCTCTTCGGGTACTGAGTCAACCATGCCGCCTTGGGCTTTGGTGATGTCAGGCTCGTTGGGTATATCTAAGCCTGACAATATTTTGTGAACTTGCTCATCGGTCATATTGGGAGAGATGTGATAATCCTCCCATGTTGACGGCTCAACGGTATGGTTGATGTTAAACCTTTGCTTAACATCTTCAGCCATTGGAGGGTGATAATCAGGATGATTGGCAAGCCGAACTTGATGAGTATCTTTCTCTACCCATCCATACTTTGGGTCGTAATCAGTTCCGACCATTTTGTTGTGGTAGCTTGATCCTGAAAGATTGCTGTACCCTGATGTATCAAAACCTTGATTGCTCAATATGTTTTCAATTCTGTATTGATTAGCACGCTCTGCTAATGCTTGTTGATATTCTGCATCGCTTAGTTTGCCTGTATCACCAAAGTCTTTTTTTGCTCGTTGAACAATGACTGGGTCAAAATGTGATGTATCAAATTTGTTCGCCTGCGACAACGCAGCAGGCGCAGATGGCAGCGCCCCTGATGCTTTTTTAGGCGTAACAAGGTCTATAAATGCATTAGCTGCTTTCTTTGCTTTAGACATGATCACATCGCATAGGGGTTTTGGCGGCGGGGGCGCTCATCGTCATCATAGTCTGAATCGGGGGCGGGATCAATACCAATGAATCCCATGTCGCGTAATACCCGCAGCCCTTGCGACAGCGCGTCAACGTAGTCATCGTGCCGTGCGTTGGGGAAGCTGCACACCTGCGTGACGAACGGCTGCAGCCACTTGCGGGGCTTGCCCTTGCGCTCTTCGCTCTCAGGCAGGTACACTCGCCCCCGCATGATCAGCGGCGCGACCAAGTTCAGGCGCATGGTCTTGTCGGCGCGACCGGGGTTGTAGCTGCGCACAGGCAACCCCGCACGCTGCAGGTCTTGGATCAGCACGATGCCTGCGCTCTTGTCTTCGATCAGCATCAGGTCAACCTTCTTCCCTTGACCGAATTCGTTCTCATCGCCGTACACCACAGTCGCCTCTTCGATCACCTTGGGGCGCAGGTCAGGGTACTGCATATGCTCTGACCAACAGTCGATCACCATGACGCTCATAGGTTTGTCATCATGCGGCTTGAACACGCCAAGCACCACGCAGGCGGTCGGATCGTTCGTGGTCTTGTCTGAGGTGGCGCAGTCGTATGACTGAACAATGTACTGGAACACGGGCAGGGGGCGGTCGTGCGCCCATAGCTTGAACCATGACTCGTTGACGATGCCGCCCTCCAACTCAGACAGCAACTCACCAAGCAACTCTTGCCGCCCCAGTTGTGTACCATCCAGTTCGGACATCTCATCAATGAACGACTTGGCAAGGTTGTCTGCGTTCTCATAAGTCGAGCCAGTGGTCAGGATCACGCTGCTGTCTTCGTCTGCCGCCTGCTCAAACAGCTTGCGCACAAGGTCAATCGGCTTGGGGGTGGTGGTCACGATCACCTGCGGGTTCTCGCCCAGTCGCAAGCCAAATTTGAGCATGGAAAAACACTCATCTGCGTAACTCCACGCCGCCAACTCATCGCACCAAGCGCGATGGTGCTGTGGGCCGCGCAGCCGATCAAACGCATCAGCCCCAAAGCCACGGATGATTGACCCGTTGATCAGGTATATCTCTAGCAGCGATTTGTTGTACGACTGGATCAGCGCAGGCGGGATCACCGACAGCAACCCTGATTGACCCTCTATGCAGACCGCCCGAACGTCATTGAGCGTAGGTGCTACAACAGCGCAGCGCACGTTCGCGTTCTCACAGGCGTACTGCCCGATGTCTTGCGCCCCCAACAGCGTCTTGCCGAATCCCCTGCCTGCGCATACCACCCACGTTGTCCACCAATCGCCCGGCGGCGTGATCTGCTTGTCACGGGCTGTGTTCAGCCACTTGACTTTCCAGTTGAGCAACTCAAGGTCGGTCAGCGGCAGGTCATCGATGTCGTTGAGGTTCATTTCTTAGCAAGTAATGCGATCCCCGCCTTCAACTCATTGACCAAGTTGTGCCTGTGAACGATGTCGCCACCGTCTTTCCCAACGTGTTCTGTGCGTGCCAGTTTTGGGATGTGGTACTCACTCACAGCAAGGATAAGTTCAATGGCGACTTTCGGGCCATGCTTGGGATCATCAGCGACCGCCTCAAGCCACTCCTGCATCCTATGGGCGTTACCATCCACA